ATAACTTCCAACTACTAGTGCCATTCTCAAAATCTAACCCTATAAGGTTTATGGTACTTTCAAAAATGTCACCTAAATCTTCAAGTCCTGTTTTAAAACCATCAAAGGTATCTTTAGCAAGCTTGGTTAAGTTATGAAACCATTCAGCTATAGTAGGATCAGTTAACCAGTCTGAAATGCCATTTAAGATGTTTGCAAGAAAGTCTTTACCTAGAATAATTAACTCGCCAAATCCACCATTTGATTGCATAATGCGAGTACAAAAAGTCCCCCATGCATTATCAAGTCTTCCTGTGGCAGCAGAAACTGTATTTAGTTTTTCCTCTAAAACTCCATCAAAGTTATTAGTAGCAAGTAAACTTAAATATTCATCAAGTGCTTTACTGTTTTTTTCAATTTCAGAAGTGGTGCCTTTATACGTTAAAGAAATGGTATCACCATTATCTTTGGCAGTAATACCAAATTGACGTAAAGACTTTATAGAGCCTTGATTAAAAGCAATAACAGCATTAGTTAAAGAATTGATATCAGTTCCAGTACCATGAGCAATGGTGGCATAAGTTTTTAGCATGGCATTGGAGTTAGTAAGACCATTGTTTGCTAAATCAATAAAAGACTTAGCAAGTTTGTCTGTTGCTGTAGCTGTTTCATCTTCAAGAACGTTTAAACTCCAGAATGTTGCTCTTGCTGTTTCAGAATCGCCTAAAAGAGGCGTAAGCTTCGCAGACATATCTTCATATACACACGCAGCATCTATACCTGTTGCTATTAAGTTTTTTAAAGCGTCCACTGCTTCAAAGGCAAACTTTATAATGAAACCATTTAAAAGTTTCTGCCACCCACTCGCATATTTCTTAATAATGCTAGTTTGGTCATCAACAGCCTTTGAGACCTTGCGTATTTCTTTTTCCTGTTCTTTTAGAATCTTCTTTTGTTCATTTAAGGTGGTGTTGGCATCTTTTTGCTGAGAATTTTGTGTTCCTAAGGCCTTACTAATTTCCTTTGAAACCTTGCTTTGCTCGTTACCAAAATCCTTTACTGTTTTAGTTTGTTCAGAAATTTTTGCAGAAATATCTGCAGCACCACTCGTAATTGAACTATTAGCTTGCTCTGCAATTTTGGCAGAATTTGCAAAAGAGCTACCTAAATTATTGACGGCCTCTGTATTGGAAATAACCGCAGATTTAATTTGAGCTACGGAGTCAACCACACTAGAAAATGACTTCATCAACTCAGACGTATCAGCAGAAAGAGAAATTGTGCTATTCATTTTTTTTTTGACTCCATAAAAACAAAAACCCCATTCAAAAATGAATGGGGTTTTTATAACAGAAATTAGTAAAATTTATTATTTATCAGGAATATCCCATTCAGGTTTGGCTATAAATGGATCTGAGTGACCTTTATAGGATAAAGTTATATTGTTTAAAAATTTAGAGAAATCACTATTTACTGAAGCAATCCTATTCATCATATTCCAATCTAATTCGGTTTCAGGAGCCTTTATCAAAAATTTACTTTCTAAAGGATTTGCTCTATTTATTTGAATAAAACCGATGTTAAAACTAGAGCAGAGTAGTTGAAGTTCAGATAAAGCTTCTTCATCTATACCTTCTGCAACTAAATATGAAAAGTTGGCCCATGAGGAATTAGATACAGTTTGGAAAAAATTTTTTCTTAAATCCCCACTTTTTATTGTTCCAAGCTTTACTTCAAACGAATATAAATAGCTTCTTTTATCAGAATACTCTATTAAACATTCTTTTGTTTCTTCTTTAAATGATTTTGTCAAATCCTGAAACCCCACAACATCTGCATGAAGCCAAACGTTGCCTCCTGATTTTAAACTTTTTGATGTTTTTTCATTTATTCTAAGCGTTTCTATATTATGAGCTTTACAAAATTTAGCAAGAATTGGATATAACTCCTTTTCTGAAAAAGTAATTTTATCTGTTTCATCAATTTTTTTAGTTTCTGTTTCTACTGAAGTTTTTTCTAAAATAGAATATCTTTTAGGTTTACCTGAAATACAGATCCCTTGTTTCTCCCAATATTGTTTATTGGTAGCTATTTCAGCACACCACTGATCAATACAATCTTCTTTTGTTTTTAATTTTGTATTCTTAGAATTTTGTATCTTTTTATACATTGCTTCTTCAAAATTATCAGCAATATATCTAGCTAATTCTCTTGCTGTATACTCGCAATTTTTATGACTACTAAGAAAATTAACAATTTCATTGCGTAAGGAAAATTCATTTATTTCAGACATAAGTATTAACCACAAAAATAAAAATTTCAGAAACTCAGCTAGTATAAAAAAAAAGAATACATCAAATCAATTATTAATAGATTGTATTGTTATAAATGTGATTTACTTATTTAAAACTTTCATATTATTAATTCATTATGCCAAACCTAATTTACATCTCAGAATTTTCAGCAGAAAGAGAAATTGTGCTATTCATTTTTTGGCTCCATAAAAACAAAACCCCCATTCAAAAATGAATGGAGTTTTCTGAAAGATTTAATGAAATAATTATAAATTAATATAACATCTTTAATTTTCTGCAATCATTAAAATTATCTTTGTAACTTGAATTGCAGTAATCTTCACCGTTATCATTTAAACATTCTATATACCTGCTACAACTGTTTCTTAAAATTTCCATCTCTTTTAAAGTTTTATTCAATTTTTCTTCATTTTGACAAGCTACATCATTTACTAACAAACAATTAGAAGATGCATACGAAATATTACCTACAACCATAAAAACACATATAACTAAAAGTAATAAAACTTTATTCATAATGATCTCCTATAGAGCTAGAATAAGTATAATTGTTTTCACTAAATGCATAGTCAAAAGTATTTTCTTCAATTTCAGCATTAAGTTCTATTCTTATAACAGCACTTATATAGACATTTCTTGATCGTGTATCACCATCTGTTAAAGTCTTTTCAGCTACAGTAGCTAACACAACACGGCATATTACAACACGTTCGTTTTGATATGTAATTTCGATAAATGGATCTACGGGATAAATTTTTTCATTATCATCAACAGGAACTTCATCTAATAAATCATTGATTAACTTAGGATTATTTTTAAAATAATTCTGTAACCATTGTGTATCTTTTGTCATATAATTAATCTCAAATGTAAACTAAAATTTTATAAACGAATTTATATTAGTATAAAAAAAAAACGCACTAAATCAATTAAATGTTTGTATATTAAGTCACATTATTAACAAGTCGTTTTGATCATCAATGCTTTCATCTTTTCTATTTCGTGGTTGCAGTCTTGCTCATTCATGCCGTTTCTATAGCGTTCGTGTGGGTGGTGTTCTAAGTACTCTTCCTCAAAAACTATCGACCAATAGTTGAACTCCGTTGTTGGAAACTCTAATACTTCTGAAATTGGGCAGTGAATTTCTCGGGCAATTCTCACCGCCAGTCTAAATATGAAACTGCCCTTAATTAGTTTTTTAGTTCATTTTCTTTGGTAGTGTTAAGTTCTGAGAACTCTTTTACTAAAATGTTGATGACATTATTTGGCATTGCTTCCATAAAACTATTAAAGTCTTTTTCGTTTTCTGTAAGAATTCCTTTTTCATCACACAAAGATGCATGCATCATTTTTAGAACTCGTTTTTCCAAATCTTTCTCATTTTCAAATTCAAGTCTTGTCTTCCCAGAAAGCTCTCTAATGAAAAATGAAACACCATCAATTTCTACCTTTTTAATCTTAAATTTTAAGTTCTTAGCAAGATCTAAATATGACATTTTTTACTCCTTATTTTCGCTTTCAGTTTTTTCAGTTGCCCTAGACCAAACTACATCAGTTGCTTGTCTGCCTGTTATCTTTAGTTGCATAAAACCATCAGCACTTCCTGAGACTATCTGATAACCAAGAAGCTTTAAGTCATATGTTGCAATCGTGCCATTGGGCCACTGATGTTTTAATGAGATTGTTTGGTGTTCTTGGGCAGCTGTAATTAAGTCTTTCTGATCTAAATCATCATCATAAAAATACAATGTTAGTTCTCGCTCTGATGCATCCTTAAGTCCACCTGTATACATTTTTCTTTTATCATCAATGGTTGTGCATTCCTGAGACTCTGCAATATCACCAATATCCCCTAGTTCCTGAGCTCCTTTTAATGCTTGCCAGTTTTTCCCTAAGTCTCTTGAAAATTGTGAGTGTGTCCCACCAAGTAATACTGGCTCACTTGCTTTATAATCATAAAGATCTGTATATGACATTTCTTACCTCTACTGTTTCATTAGGTCTGTTACCGATTCCTGCACCATGTCTAAAACTATTGCTACAGCTTTGGAATCTACGTTTTGTTGAATTTTTTCCATAAAATGATGAGCTGTAATTCCTTTTACAACTTTGCCTCGTTGAATAGCAGGTCTATTCTTACGTTTTATGAGCTCTACTAATCGTTCTGTGTTTCTCGTAAACAGACCTATAACTTCACCTTTACCATTACGAATAATCTGCGCATAAGCATTCCCCTAAAGTAACAGATGTGTCATTAACGTTTCACGAAATACAAATGATGTCATTTCAGCATTTGGCTCATCATGTAATAGTCGGTAAAGCGGATGTTTAAATGCCTTTATCTTATTGCCTTGTTTTTTCTGCTGATAAAGATGTATTGGCATACTTGCAATTGATTCAGAAAGAATTCGTACGCAGGCATACACCGCTGTCATTTGCATCGCGGAACGTTCATTTACAGCTTTACCAGAAGTGCTACCACCAAGCGTAAAGCGGTAGCTAGAACCATTAAGACTGTTAGTTGCTTTTTTATTGTGATTAAACAAACTAGAAAAGATATTCATTTCTATCCTTTTTAGAAAAAAAAGCACCTATCATGATTTGACAAGTGCTAAAAATAAAAAATTGAATTATTTTAAATTATACAACATCATCTTCGATGACTATACAGTTTACAAAACCAGATTTTACAGTACATGCATCAAGAGCTATAATTCCTTCTGCTATATAAGGCGTAAAGACAGGATTATTATCAAACTCACCTCCTTTTCTTTCATAACGAGCATGACCAAATGAACAGTGCCAGTGACCGCAAACAATAGTTTTTCCTGGAATAATAATCCCTTCGTGAGCAGCTTCCATTCCATTTAACCATCTTGCAGCATTCCATAAGGCTGAGTTTGCGTTTCGCCAATCATCAATCAAGTTAAAATGCTTTTTATATGCCGAAATACGAATTTGACTAGAAGGAATCCAACCATGTACAAATATGTAATGTTCAGTTTCATAATAGTTAAGCATTGATGGTATAATTTTCCTAATACAAGGGCTATGTAACATTTTTATTTTTACGGCATCTGCATTTATGAGTAAATCTGACTTTGAACATCTTGTTAACTGTAACACAGTATCGACAGTCATATTGGATATATGATGTTGTGCATTGTAACTATGTTGATTCCAATCATTAAGTAGCTGCACCAAAAGATCCTCATGGTTGCCTCGAATAAGAATCACTTCATCTTTTTCTATAAGACTTAGTATAAATTCCTGCAGTTTTTGAGCTTCTGAACCACGATCAAAAAGATCGCCACATATAATAAGTTTATGTTCAGAAGTTTCAGAAAAGAATCCTTTTTCTGCAAGTGCTGATTTTAGTTCAGAGAAATAACCATGAATATCAGATGTTACATAGTACTTCATAACTGATTCCCAAATGCATCAGACAAAGTTTTCAACAGACGAGGAATATCTGAAATCACAGTCTCATAAATAACTTCAAGATCTACATTGCCATACTCATGAACAATGCGGTTGCGCATACCTTTTAAGGCTCTCCATGGAATAGAATTGTATGAGGTCTTAAATGCATCAGTCAATTTATCAGAATTTTCCGAAATCTGAATTAGGCGAAACATAATTGAGTCGATCAATAGTTCATTTGAATATAAATCTTCATAAATAAGACCTTCCGTGTGATTAACAATAAATTCAAGATCTGTAATTACTTTTTTTAAATAGTAGTTATTACCTTTATTTTTATCCATAAATCTTAATCCCGTCTTTTAGTATTTCACTTGTCAGATCTATATTATTTTTAAGCTGTTCAATATTTAAGACATCAACCTTTTTTCTTAGTTCTTCGCGTAATTCCTCAACTAAATCATAAAACATAACCCCAGTAATGGAAGTTGATACTAGAAGATCCACATCACTTGTTTCTGTTGCTTTTCCTTTTGCATAAGAGCCGAAGAGATAACAAAAAGAAACTGGCTTATTCTCAAAAATTTTAGTGCATATTTCTTTTATTCTATCAACAGAAAGAATGCCATGTATTTCATCAATATAACCATACTCTTTTAGTTTATTTATCATATACAGGTACTTTATTGACGAAGATTTACTTTTATTATTTTCATAATTTTGGTATGTTCGAACAGGCAGTCCGAGATATTTGGCACATTCAATTTGTGTTAATCCTTTTTGTATTCGTAATTCTTTGAGTTTCATTTTATCACCTCAAGGACATTACAACATAAAACAAGCAAAATATAAAGATTAAATATGCAAAATTTGCATATACATCAAATATATAACACGCAATAATAGCGTATATATTGAATATTTGATACGCAATAATTGCGTATACATTAAACATTTGATACGCAATAATTGCGTATACATTAAACATTTGATACGCAATAATTGCATATTGTATTATTTAAATACAAATAGATTCTCCCAATTTATACTAAATAAATAAAATTCCACGTTCATCGTAAACAGAAGCCCCAGCGTCGTTACCGCAGCGGATTGCTCGGTCTAAAGCCATAATGGTGGCAATAGCCCCATCAATCTTCTCTGTAGATTTTTCTTTATCAGCTTTGATATTGCCTGCAGGATCTGTTCTTATGTAGATGTTATCCATCATCCAACGCAACACAGGGTGTCCTGCATGTGCGAGTTTTTGCTCTAAAGTAAGTTTCATAAGTTCTTTGGTTGGTGGAGACATATCCTTAAAACCTTGACCAAACGGCACCACTGTAAACCCCATACCTTCAAGATTTTGTACCATTTGAACAGCTCCCCAGCGGTCAAAAGCAATCTCACGAATGTTGTAACGCTCGCCTAAACTTTCGATAAATTTTTCAATATAACCGTAGTGAACTACGTTACCTTCGGTGGTTTCAACGAACCCTTGTTTATGCCAAACGTCATAAGGAACATGGTCACGCTTAACTCTTAAATCTAACGTTTCTTCAGGGATCCAAAAGTATGGCAAAATACAGAACTTATCTGTTTCATCTCTTGGAGGAAATACCAGCACAAAAGCTGTAATATCAGTTGTACTTGAAAGGTCTAAACCGCCATAACACACGCGACCTTTTAATTCATCTTCTGAAACTCTAAAAGAACACGCATCCCATTTTTCCATTGGCATCCAACGAATAGCCTGTTTCACCCATTGATTTAAACGAAGTTGTCTAAACGAGTTTTCCTCGCCAGGATTTTGCTTGGCAGAATCACACGCAGCGTGAACTTTATCGATACCAACAGTTATACCTAAAGAAGGGTTAGCTTTCTGCCATACCTTGGGATCAGTCCAATCGTCAGCTTCGTCTGCACCATAAATTACCGGGTAGAAAGTTGGATCTATTTTTCTACCTTCAAGTATGTCTTTGGCCTTCTGATGGGTTTCATAGCAAATGCTATGAGTATCAGTTCCTGCAGTTGTTATTAAAAAATATAATGGCTGAGTTCTTGCGTCCCCTGACCCCTTAGTCATTACATCAAAAAGTTTTCTATCTGGCTGGGTATGAAGTTCATCAAAAACTACACCATGAATATTGAAACCGTGTTTTGAATAAGCCTCGGCAGACAATACTTGATAAAAACTGTTTGTAGGCTCATAAATAATGCGTTTCTGAGAAGTTAAAATTTTTACACGTCTGTTTAAAGCAGGACACATTCGTACCATATCCGCAGCTACGTCAAACACAATTGTTGCTTGCTGACGATCAGCAGCGCAGCCATAAACTTCCGCTCTTTCTTCTCCATCACCGCAAGTAAGTAGTAAGGCCACCGCAGCAGCAAGCTCTGACTTACCTTGCTTTTTAGGAATTTCAATATAAGCGGTATTAAACTGACGGTAGCCGTTTGTTTTTAAGGTTCCAAATAAATCTCTGATTATTTGTTCTTGCCAATCAATAAGTTCAAACGGCTTTCCTGCCCATGTTCCTTTGGTGTGGCAGAGGCATTCAATAAAGTTAACAGCATAATCTGCGGTGGCTTTATCGTATTTAGAATTTTTAGCCTTAAATTTTGTGGGCTTATATTCCTTAAGTTTCCTCATAGCCATGTTTAAATTCCTCTAGGTATAAAAAAAAGACCGCCGAAGCGATCTTTACAACCAAACTCTATTAAAATGTTATTTGTAATTTTTGTGGAGAATTTCGATAATCTCTTCTTGTTCTTTTGGAGAAATACCAATGCTTTCCAAAGCTTGTCTTGTGCCACAGTCAGGACAGATATAGGTTTTATTATCTACTCTTGAAAGCGCTGGAATTTCTTTATAAACCTTACCACAAATTGGGCATACTCTACTTTCTCTTGGGGTTTCTTTATTCTTCATTTCTACTCTTCTCCAAGCTTATATTTAACGCATCAAATAATTTATTTTCATCAAATCCAAAAGCCTTATACCCATCAAGACATATCTTTACATACCTTTCTGATGGCATCTCAATTGTTCTTGATTCATCCATGATGTAAGCAAAAGCCTCTTTAATTAGCGTTTGACCACTTTTTATACCCTTAATAGGAAGTGTTAGGTTGGCCTTATAATAAAATGTTGGGAAGCCTTCATAGCGGTCTAGTGCTAATTCATCCTTAGCTGTTACTTCCCAAATTGCCACTGGCACACTTTTACCTTTGCAAGGCTCAATTGTTAGGTAAGCACCTGTTTGACTCCCCTTAAATAAAAGTTGGTAATCAGGAATTTCTGCGGTTCCCACCACCTTGGAACAAGGACAACGGAAGTGCATTTGAATCACGTTTAAATTGCTACCGTAGGCAACATAAAATCTTTTACTCATAATCAAAATCCTCATGGTTGAAGGCTTACTCTTCTACCACCGAAAACCCACCATTGTGGGCCTCGGAAGGAGAAGACTAAGTCTTCCCCCTTTTCTTAAGCGGCTCTTCCGTAGCGGAAAGCAGTGTCACCGCTTAGGTTTCTTGTTAGGATCTCTCTTGCTGTTGCAAACTCTGCCCCAATAAAACCTAATCTTAAAAGCCAAGTTCTCATCGCGTACTTGGGATTTTCGTTTTGCTGTGGTTTAGGACTTGCGGTTTTTAATTCCTTGGCCAATTCGCTTAATGCTAGGCAAAGTTGAATGTAGCTCTTTAGTTGACCTGCGTGAATGCCGTTTTGTTTGTTACCGCAAGGTGCGTCAAATTGAAAAAGTCTAAATTCAATTGTGCCCTTGGTAAAAGTTGCGTGGTAGTTTAGCATTCTGTATCTTGAGCTATTGTAATGTTGGTCTCTACCGTAATTCTCGCCCTGGCTTTCGTACCAAACATCTGCAAGCTTTGCCATTGTTTGTGGTTTTTGTTTGTTTAGTTGCTGAAGGAAGTTTGGATCAACTGTGCGGCAGTAGCGGTTGATTCTTCTTCTGTCAAGCTTTAAGGCTGTTGCTAAAAGTTCTTCGTGGCTTGCCATTATGTTTGCTAGGTTTCTTAAGGTGCTTGGGGTGTGGCCTTTGGCGCCAATGTGAATGTGTACTCCGCATCCTCTTGTAGCATCGCTCTTTGCTCCTGCTCG